GAAGGCACCATCGCGGGCGTGGTCAGCTTCGGGGACCGGACGGCCGCGATCTTCCAAGGGGCCTATGAAGCAGCCGTGGCGATCTGGGGCAGCCTGCCCGGCGCCATCGGCGACTTCGCATTCCAGGCGGCAAACGGGCTGATCTCGGGCGTCGAGGCCATGCTGAACGGCGTCGTCACGCGCATCAACAGCTTCATCGAGACCCTGAACGCAGCGCTGGCGCTTTTGCCGGAATGGGCCACCGGCGAAGGCGGCGTGCGCATCGGCATCCTCGATCCGGTGGAACTGGGGCGCATCGGCAACCCCTTCGAGGGGGCCGCAACGGCTGCTGGCGCGGCTGCGGCGGACGCCTTCTCGGCCGCGCTGTCGCGGACCTATCTCGAACCGCCTGACCTCGGCCTCGGGGCCATGGCCGAAGATGCTCGCGCCCGGGCCGACGGCTATCGCGAGGCAGCCGGGATGCTGGCTGACGCTGCAGGTCGGCCGCTGGCCAGCTGGCAGGCGCTGAAGGATGCGGTGACGGGTACCGGAACGGAGGCGGAGGCCGCCCTGGCCGATGCGGCCGCTTCTGCCGATGCCCTCACGTCCGGGCTGAACGACACGGCCACTGCCGCCGATGGTGCGGGCGGGGCCGCGCGCGACGCGGGGGCTGCTGCAGCCGAAGGCGCGGATACGGCCCGCACCGGTTGGCAGGCCGTCACCGCCGCGCTCGCCGACTACGCCGCAAAGGCACGCGACATCGGCGGCAATATCGGCCAGTCGCTGGTTGGCGCCTTCACCTCGGCCGAGAACGCCATCGGAGACTTCGTGAAGACCGGCAAGCTCGACTTCCGCGATCTGGTCACGTCGATGATCGCCGATCTGGCGAAGCTGGCCGCCCGGCGCTTCATCCTCGGTCCCATCGCAAACGCCCTTTCCGGCGCGCTGGGCGGAGCGGGCGGGATCTTCGCCAACATCCTGCATGCGGGCGGCACGGTCGGCGCCTCCGGTCCCGGCAGAATGGTCCCGGCTCTGGCCTTTGCCGGTGCGCCGCGCATGCACTCCGGCGGTTGGGCCGGGCTGCGGCCAGATGAGGTGCCCGCAATCCTGCAACGTGGCGAGCGCGTCCTCTCGCGACGGGAGGCAGCAGGGTACGGCCAGTCGGGCGCCTCCACCGTCAACGTCACCATCAACGCCCGCGACGCCGAGAGTTTCCGCCAGTCCCGGACGCAGGTCGCCAGCGACATTGCCCGCGCCGTGTCTCTGGGCCGGAGGGGGATGTGATGGCGTTTCACGAGGTCAGGTTTCCGGACAACATCAGCCGGGGCGCACGCGGCGGCCCCGAACGCCGCACCCAGATCGTCGAACTGGCCTCGGGCGCCGAGGAACGCAACGCGAGCTGGGCCAGCTCTCGCCGCCGGTATGACCTGGCTTACGGCATCCGCCGCGCCGACGATCTCGCGGCGGTCGTCGCCTTCTTCGAAGCGAGGAACGGCCGCCTCCACGGCTTCCGCTTCAAGGATTGGGCCGACTTCAAGTCCTGCCTGCCATCGCAGACGCCTGGCCCAACCAACCAGCCCATCGGCACCGGCAACGGGGCGGCCACCCTGTTTCAGCTGACCAAACGCTACACCTCCGGCGCGCAGTCCTGGTCGCGGGCCATCACCAAGCCCGTCGCCGGAACCGTGACCATCGCCCTGAACGGCACGCCGCAAGCCTCCGGCTGGTCGGTCTCGACCGCGACAGGCTTGGTGACCTTCACCACCGCCCCCGCCGCTGGCATCGCCATCACCGCGGGCTTCGAATTCGACGTCCCGGTCCGCTTCGACACCGATGTCCTCGACGTCACCCTCGACCTCGAGCGCCTCGGGTCGATCACCTCGATCCCCCTCGTGGAAATCCGAACATGAAGTCCCTGAATCCGGCGCTGCAGGCCCATCTCGAAGAAGGCACGACCACGCTCGCATGGTGCTGGCGTATCACCCGCGCCAATGGCGTGACCTTCGGTTTCACCGACCACGACCGGACCCTCACCTTCGACGGCACCGAATTCGAGCCGGAAAGCGGTCTGACGGCATCCGAGGTCCGGTCGGGCTCGGACCTGTCCGTGGATGCGCAGGACGCGCAAGGTGTGCTGTCTTCGGACAGGATCACCGAGACCGAAATCCTCGACGGCAGATGGGACAATGCGGCTGTCGAGGTCTGGCGGGTGAACTGGTCGGCCCCGGCGCAGCGAGTGCTGCTGCGGCGCGGGGCCATCGGCCAGATCCGGCGCGGGCGGTTGGCCTTTGTCGCCGAAGTCCGGTCGCTGGCCCATGTCCTCGGCCAGACGGTGGGGCGGACTTTTCAGGCCAGTTGCGATGCGGCGCTGGGCGATGCGCGCTGCGGCGTGAACCTCGAAGCCCCGGCCTTCAAGGGGACCGGCGCGGTGATCGATGTGCTGCGCGACCGGGCCTTCACTGCCACCGGCCTCGGCACCTTTGCCGCAGGCTGGTTAGCGTTTGGGCTGGTCGAATGGTCGACCGGCGCGAATGCCGGGCGGCGGGTCGAGGTGCTGTCGCACGACCTCGCCGACGGCATTGCCATCCTAACCCTGCTGGAAGCGCCGGTGCGGCCGATCACGGCGACGGATGCTTTCGTGGTTCGGGCGGGCTGCGACAAGCGCCTCGCCACCTGCGGCGCGAAGTTCGCCAATGTCGCCAACTTCCGGGGCTTTCCGCACATCCCGGGCCAGGACGCGGTCCTTCGCTACGCCACCAAGGACGGTGGGCACGAAGGAGCGGTGCTGTGAAGGCCGCCGATCCGACCCGCGTCATCGCAGTCGCGCGGTCCTGGCTTGGCACGCCCTATCACGACCAGGCCAGTTTGCGCGGGGTGGGCTGCGATTGCCTCGGCCTCGCGCGCGGTGTCTGGCGTGAAGTGGTCGGGCCCGAGCCGTTACCGATGCCGCCCTACAGCCGGGATTGGGGCGAGACCGGGCCGAGCGAGGTGCTCGCCGAAGGAGCGCGGCGGATGATGCCAGAACTCGCTGCTTCAGAGGCGGGGCCCGGCGCGCTGGTCCTGTTCCGCATGATGCCGCGCGCCATCGCCAAGCATGTCGGCATCCTCACCGGCCCCGACACGTTCCTGCACGCCTATGAACGCCTCGGCGTGATCGAGGAACTGCTGACGCCCGCTTGGCGTCGCCGCATCGCCTTCGCCTTCCTGTTCCCCGCACGCTGACCCCTACAATATCGAGATTTGCAGATGGCCACCCTTGTCCTGGGTGCCGTCGGTTCCGCCATCGGCGGGGCATTCGGCGGCGCGATCCTCGGCTTTTCCGGCGCTGCCATCGGGGGCTTCATCGGCTCGACCATCGGTTCGGTGGTGGACAGCTGGATCGTGTCCTCGCTGGCCCCGGCGCAAAAGATCGAGGGGCAACGGCTCGACAGCCTGCGCATCACCTCCGCGACTGAGGGGGCGATCATCCCGCGCCTCTACGGGCGCATGCGCATCGGCGGCAACATCATCTGGGCGACCGATTTCCGCGAGGAGACCAAGACCACCACGCAGGGCGGCGGCAAAGGTGGCGGCGGTGGCCGGGTCCAGACGACGGAATACCTCTACTATGCGTCCTTCGCGGTTGCGCTCTGCGAGGGCCCGATCACCGGCATCGGGCGCATCTGGGCCGATGGCAAGCCGCTCGACATGCCCGCAATCACCTGGCGCTGGTATCCCGGAAACGAGACCCAGACCGCCGATCCGTTCATCGCGACGAAGATGGGCGCTGCGAACACCCCGGCCTATCGCGGCACGGCCTATGTCGTCTTCGAGGAACTCCCGCTCTCGACCTACGGCAACCGCCTGCCTCAACTGTCCTTCGAAGTCTTCCGGCCGCTGGCCGATCCCGACACGGCCGAGGGGCTGGTCAAGGCGGTCACCATGATCCCGGCCTCGGGCGAGTTCACCTATGCGACGGAAGCCGTCCGCAAGACCGTGGGCGCCACGACCACGGTGTTCGGCCAGACCACCGGCGGCACGACCTCGGCCGAGAACCTGAACGCGCTGCCCGACGAGGTCGACATCGTCGTGGCCCTCGACCGTCTGCAGGCCATGGCCCCGGCTGTCGAGAGCGTCAGCTTGGTTGTCGCCTGGTTCGGGAATGACCTGCGTGCCGGGAGTTGCACCATCAAGCCGGGTGTCGAGGTGGCGACCAAAGTGACCAGCCCCAAGGTCTGGACGG